GCGGCATTGTCTGCTTCATGTTGATTTCCTTTCGAAAGGGACGGGTTGCGGTTTCCTTTATCGCCCTACTCGCTCCCGCAATGGCTCATGCCTATGCGCCCCGACACGACTACGCCCCATCCAGTGCGCAGACTGAACCGGTCTGCCCTAAAGGTGACCAGCCCGTGTGGGTCAATACCCGATCCAGCGTCTACCATTACCGGCATGAACGCTGGTACGGGAACACGAAATACGGGCAGTATGAGTGCGAGAAGGACGCACAGGCCGAGGGGCGCAGGGCTACGCGGAATGGGCAGTAGATCTGCTGTCCCGGCTATAGGGGCGACTCAGGATGCTATGGGATAGTGCCTTCTTTAAGGAGGCGCCTATGCAAGACCATCAAGAAGACGATAGTACCATTCATCCCGATGTGTGGCTTTCAATACTGAAAGGTATGGCGCGATCACCATACAAACTGGTTACAGATCAAGAAGTCTTGTTACCAGGTGGAGATGACGATGCCTTTATAGCCAACCTAAAATATCTGCACGATCATGGTCTTTGTGAAGCAAATCTTCAGCAGTCTTTGAGTGGGCAATGGTTCTGGGCCGGAGCAAAAATCACGTCGCGCGGGATTGACCATCTGCGCACAGATGGCGGCTTAACGGCCAAATTAGGCATCGTCACGGTCAAACTGGACGCTGATACCATCAAGGCCCTGATCTGCTCCCAGATTGATGAAGGAACAGAAAGCGCTGAGGAAAAGAGCAAACTCAAAAAGACCGTCAAATCCCTGCAAGGTGAGGCTCTGAAAACAGTAACCGGCGAACTGGTAAAGGCTGGCATTCGTCACATGCCGACCCTATCCCGATTGCTCGATATAGTTTCTGGCCTTTGATCCCGCCGGAAAAGGCGAAGGTGACGGCGTGCTTCTCGTTGCCGATCATGAGGTTCGTGGTGAAGTCGGCAGCCGGAAGACTGGACCCATTGGGTGACGCCAGCATCAGCACGGATACCTCCCCATCGAACGGTTCCAGCCAGATCTGACCGGAACCCGTAAGGGGAACGGTTTTACTTTTTGTCTCTGTCATGCTGCGCTCCTGCGTCTCGATTGGGTCTAATGATGGGAGATATGATGCGGGCGGCAATCCGCTGGTTTCACCTCCCGCCATAACGGGTTGTTCATTACGGCCAGCAATCACCGCCCAATAGCCCTGCCCGGCAACTGCGGATACTGCACCACATCAGGAGCGGTCCCGCTTGATCGCATCTCCTGTCTGGCTTGCTGAAACTGAATATCCTGTACCGCTGTGGCTATTTCCCTGCCGTTTAGGTTCAAACTAATGTTGGCGGTTCCCACGTGCTGAGACGCAGAACCGTTAGTCTGATTACCCTGCATGCCTGAAATGCGATTGACCTGATGGTAGCCTTCGTGTGCCACCCCAACAACACCCCCGACAACCCCACCGACAACAGCGCCTGCTGCGGTGCCTGCGCCCGGCAGAACAGAACCGCCGATCGCTCCGGTAGCAGCTCCAGCCGCCGCGCTTTCCAGAATGCGGCGGATTGGACCTGGAATATGTTCAAGCACATATCCTATCCCCCCTGCTATAGCGCCCACTGCGTGAATCAGCGCCGATATATCGTCGGCGAACTGCCTCACATCATCTGGGTGCCTCCCCACGAAATCACTGATCCCGTTGAACGCATTGGTCAGAGATTGCAGGGAGCTGATGAACGGACCCTGTGCGGCGCGGCCTATGGTAAACTCCAGTCGCTCCCATGCTGTGTGCATGGCAAGGGATTGCGCGGACTGCCCCCCGGATAACGCATCAACGGATCGCATGGCATCCGTTCGTCGGGCGGCGGCCGCCTGCCGGGCAATGTTACCCTCTGCTCCGGTTGCCTCGCCCGCCAGATCCGACACGTTCATGCGCTGGATGTGGCCCAGCAACTCGGGATGAGATCTGATTAACGGCGATAGATAGTGATTGATCCATCCAATAGGGTCAGATGTAAGTCGAGCCTGATCTACAAAGCGCCCATCGTGGTCTGTCAGGTGCAGCCTGTCACTGAAATACGCAAAATCTTTATCGGTCATCCGCGTATGATCGCCCGCAAACAGGTTCTCAAACGACCGAACCTGCATGCCAGCGCGCGCCGGATTTACGTCGATAAAGTGAGCAAGATTGAGCATGCCTTCAGCGGACATGTTCTGCGCGGCCAGCCCTGCTGATCGGGCAAATGACTGGAAGTTCGGCCCGCGCATGAACTGTCGGTTAGCGATGACCATACCAAGGGCCGAGTTGGTGCTCTCAGACGCCCTTTCCATCGAGAACTGACCCGTATGCGGATCATAGAACCGGTTAGAAATATCCTGCGCGCGAATGAATGCGATAGTCTCCTGCATCGCCTCTTCGGGAGACTTGCCTAGAAGCTGGAAGGTGCGGTCCACCCGGTTGATAAGGGACGTAACTGGGGCCTGTTCCTCCATATGGCCGCCACTGACCTCATAGGCCTCCTGCGCCATTCTGGCGGCATCCACAGGCGTAAGGTAGCGGTTTTCGCGCATCGCCTGCTGAGCACTAGCCTGAATGGCTGCCATGTTTGCGGCTGCCTGCGGGTCGCCCTGCATGCCAAGGAACGTCTGGTCATACTGGCCGGTCTGGTTGAACGCGGACCCAAGCGTCTCCCCCACCCCATGGAAACCCGCATACGCTGCCGCCCCAGCCGCCAGCGGCCCAACGCGCGGCATACCGATACCAGACATGGCCCCGCGGGCGGCCATTAGCCCTTCTCCCACCTGCCCCGGATTGACGGCGTGCGGACCGGCATAAGGGAATGGCCCATGCTCGCCGTTCATGGAATAGGGCGGAGTGCTCCAGTTCGGTTCATAATCCGTGGGACGTACGGAAGCACGGAAATTGGCTCCATTCCCCATGCTGTCGCCCTGATTGGGCAGAACCATAAGGGCGGTTCCCGGCGTACGCACTTCCGGCGGCGGCAGGAGCAATTGCGGCGCACCGGGAACATGTATCGCAGCGGCTGAATACGGCGAGACGTAACTGCCGCGACCAAGACTCTCTGGCGGTATGGGCGGCATTGCGGGCGCCGGTGACGCGGGCGCAGGGCGACTGGCCGCGTTCCCGCCATCGCCCCCAGATGCGCCGCGCGAGGGCGACACACCACGAAACCGGCCAGAACTGGACGCAATATCCCGCGCCGCCCGCGCAGCGCGTTCCATATCCGTCGCCATGCCACCAGCCAGCCGACGCGCCCCACCCAGCGCCGAAACCATGGTGTTAAAGCCTTCCTGAGCATCCCTCTGCGCAGAAAGCAGACGCTCAAGGGCCTCGATCATCTCGCCAATCGGCCCGGTCACGCGGGTCGCATTGGCGACGAGATTTACGCCGATTTCGTAGGCTTCAACGGCCATGGTTTTCTCTATTCGTTATCGGTTGCCCGCGCGTTAGGCAGTAGCCGCCCTTCGATCACGCGCACCACCATACGACCAATGCCGCGCGCGACTTTACCTTCGTTCCTGAAAGCGGCAACAGCCAGTTCAGGCCGGGGCGGCTGGTAGTTGTTCTGTTCCATCCGGCCAAGTTCAAACACCACGGCCTTGATGTCGTCTGACCCGATCGAAGCCTCTACGCGCAGCGCCTCACCACTCACCCGCGTGCCGTAGCTTTCGCGCATGTCGCCCGTCCGCAAACCGGGGTCGTCGGGAGCAAACCCTTTGTGAATACGATCGTCTATGGTGCGGTCAGCCAGCGGCGCGGTCGGCAGCCCGCTTTCCGGCCCGTCCAGATAGTGTCCGATCTGCACCTTGGTTTCGGTTTTGATCAGGTCCGCGCCATCCTGAACGCCGCGATGAACGGCGCGGGCAATATTCGGCTCCACGCGCTCGCGCAGGTGCCGCACAAAGCCTTCCAGCGTATTGAATTTCCGGGTCACGGTTCAGCATCCACGTAGCGACCGGCAGACCAGTCAAAACGGGCCGGGATCAGGCCGTAGGTCTCCCGGCTCCGACGTTCGGTAATGGCCACGCAGGCAGCAAACCGCCGCGTGCGTGACCATCTGCTTGCAACGTCCCACGGCACCCCGCCATCTGCCAGCAGGAGCATTTCCTGCATTACGGGGTGCCTGCTCAGTTTTTTGCCGTTTCCATGTCCACGTCGGCCGGAGTTGCCTGTTCTGGTTCACCCTCCTTCTTGGGTGGATAAAAAACGGCCTGTAGGGAAATGATGCCATCATTGCCAATCCGCCGGGCAAGCTGTTTCACCTGCTCCTTCGTTTCGGGCATTTCCACCGGCACGCCATCGATCGCATCCACCGAACAGATCATTTGCGCATAGCCCATCCATGCACCGGCAGACGCTGACTGCATGGCCGTGCCTGCCACTTCGATCAGATCCAGCATATTGCCGGGGTCCAGTTCGCGCAGTTCCAGCTTTTTGCCGGATGCCGTCGTAATTTCCTTGGGGATCGTGGTCATGAAATCTTGTTCCTGATACGTGCAACGAAGTCGATGTGCTGGGTTACGATGTTCTCGGACTGGTAGTGTCCTGCATCCGTCAAGCGCATCGTGGCCCCTGCGTATTCGTAGGTCGTCGCGGTGCCGTCCACTTCGGTGACATACTGATAAATGCCGCCAAGGATCATGGTTCCGGCTGCCCAGAACCCGTTTTCAATGGCGGCGAACAGGTCATCCGCGCCCGAGTTGTCGCGCTGGAAATCAAACCCGCCACTCCACCCGTTTGGGGTGTCGTAGAACGCGGGAAGATCGTTCAGCGGGGTGGATGTAAGCCTGTGGGTCTGCTGCTGCGACCGGAAACCGGTCACGGTCGGCAGGCGAATGCGCGAACCGTTGTAGACCAGCACAACCCGGCAATCGCGACCCACGTTAAATGGCTTGTTCGCCATTCAATCCTCCAAGAAAAAAGCCGCCCGTGAAGGCGGCTGGTGAAGCAAATCGGGATCAGGAAGCTGTGGTCGTGGTCGTGCTGACCACCACGCTGGAGCCGCCCTGAAGATTGACCACAAGAAAGCGGTTGATGCCCTGATACTGAACCTGCACGTCCGCGCGGACATACCCCAGCGCCGTGCGCGACTGCGGGTTGTTGGTGCTGTCGCACACCACGGCATACGCGGCGCTCGATCCAAGAATTCCCGTGCTTACCATATTGGACAGTGTGCCCAGCAGTACGGCGCGGATATCGCCAAACAGTGTATCGTTGATGACATCGCCCACAAACGCGCCCATGCCGGAATTGATCGTCTCGGCAATGTAGTTCGTCATGCGGGTATAGCTGTCATCCAGCGTCGCATCATCGGACGATGTGTTGATGCCACCCCGAACCGCCCAGTAACTCCCGCCCGGGGCCGGGTTGCAGATTACGTCAAGCCCGGCCTCGAACAGCGCACCCAGTTCCGCGTCGGAATATGTCTGGGTCGTCCCGCTCGATACAAGCCCGGCCTTCTGGCTGCCGATCACGCCCGAAAGCTGCTTGTTCAGGCTGGACTGTTCGGGTGACAGGCCGCCAAACAGACCAGCCACAAACGCCTGTGGGGGCACCAGCATAACGCCGTTGGTATCATCGTCCCACCACAGCCAGTCGCCGAACATCAGCTTGACGGCATAATTGTCCAGCCCCGCCGTATCCTTCTGGGTCACAGCATTCGTGATGGTGTCCCCGGACGGACCGCAGGCGATCATATAAAGCCCCTCCTGCTGTCCGAATGTCCCCATCGTGGTCCATGCGGTGCTGTCAGTCAGGCCGGACAGAATACCAAGCGCGCATCCCTGCCCGCGCAGGGCATACATCCCCGTCCGTGTCGTGCCGTCCGCGCCGATGAATTCCGCCGTGGTGGGCGTCCCGCCATCCGCGCCCCCGGACAGCGTGACGGACCCGGCAGCCAGATCAGGAACCGTAGAGGGAACCGTCGCCACGACCAGAGCGGACGTATCTGCGGCGATGGCAGCGGCAATGGCCGTCCACGTTGTGCCGGTATAGGAGCGGCTGCCAAGCACACTATGACTTGTCGTCAGCGTGTATTTCGTGGTGACGATGGTGCCCTGCGTCAGCGCGACGGTAATCGCATTGCCTGCACTGCCTGTGTATTTCGCCGTAAGGGTAACGCCAGCCATCGTGCCGGTTGCGGCGGCATCCGTCCCATCAGACACGCGCACGCACCGGAAATCGGTAGCGCCCTGAAGGATGGCGATATTGACTGCCGTGCCAATATCGGTAGCCAGAGCCTGCTTTGCACCAAAAGCGGCGAGACTGTCCCCCATGGACCCGACAATGACAGGCGTGTTGAGCGGCCCCCATGCGGCTGTGCCGACCAGACCGATACGACCGCTTGAAACGCCGTTCAGCGCCAGCGTGGCGGGCTTCTGGATCTGCACATACAGATCAGGCACGATCAGGCTGTTCGTGTTCAGGTCACCTGCCTGATATAGACGGGTCATATGTTACTTCTCCTGCTTGAGCGGCACGCGGACGGTGAAGTGGCCAAGAGTGCCATTGGCTTGCAGCTTCGCGACGGTGGCGGCGTCCGTAATCTGGGTTCCCATCGGGTAGCCGTAGCCCGGAAGGGTCACGACATAGGCGACAGTCGGCGCCGCTGCGGGCTGGCCAGCCGTCTGGGTCGCCACAACAGCCGGGGCTGCGGTCTGGGGTGAGGTCGTCATTGAATGTCCTTGCGGAAGGGTCAGGACGTGGCCAGAAGCGGGCCGTCTCCTGCGGTGATGGTATGGCTGCCCGGCAGGCTGAACACCTCAGCGCCAAAAAGCATCTGAGCCATGTTCTCACGCATGTCGGTGTCGTAGGTGGCGATGAACCGGAACGGGCGCATGAAAATTCCGCTGTTCTGGGCGGCATCATTGTTCCAGTCGCCTCTGGCCTCGATCTGGAAGGTCGAGCCGTTGGCATCCGTCAGCCAGTCAATGAAAGCCATGCCGTTTTCGATGGCCGTCCCCAGCGCATCACGGGCATCCGGCGTAGCAGACCAGACTGTGACCTGAAACAACTGTTGCTGCCTGCGCGCGGTGCGGACTGCCGGGGCATAACCGCCCGCCGCGCCGGTCAGGCTGGATGCGTCCGGCACGTTGACGGTCGCGCCTCTGGACGTAGCGCCGGATATCTGTTCAGCCAGCGCGGCGGCGATGGTGGCCACGGTATCGGTCGCCTGCACGGCGTAGGCCGCAACGGCACGGTCGGGGATAGCCGTCCCATCGGAACGGATGCGCAGACCAACGATGCCCGTGGGTGTCGCCCCGTCCTGTAGCGTGATCGTGGCCGTGGCCCCATCGGTCGTGACCGATACCGTGGCCGGAACGGGATTACCATCCTGCCGCCACGGTCGCCCCAGAGGTTCGTCGATGCGCCGCCAGCCGCCTTGCAGATCCATGACGGTGATGAAATCCACACCTTTATTCAGCGCGCAGTCGGTGCCGGTATAATCCGCCTGCGTGATCCATCCCCGGAATATTCTGGTCGGCCTGCCGGTAACAGATGCCTCCCCTTTCCCGTTCGGATAAGCTATCGCGGCCATCTGCGCCACGATCGCGCGGGAAATTGAGACGATATCAGCCATATCACACCTGCCGCACACCCATCAGGCACCGGTTCCCATATTGGCTCGGTTCTACGGCGCTGATCGTATATGTCGTGCCCAGATCGGTAGTGACTGCCATCTGAATGGCGGGAACAAAGTCGGGCATCAGCGGCAGGAACATTTCGTAATCTGCGGCCTTGATGGAACCGGGAATGCCGTCGCCAACAGCGTTACCCTTGTTTTTGATCTGAATGAAGGCGGGCCACCCTGAGGCAGATACGGCCTGGCCGGTTGTATCGCCTGCCGTGCCGTAAACGTCCGACGCGCCAACGTTCGTACAGACCGCACCATCGCCATTGGTGCTTCCCTGTCCCGGTTGCCCGGCGATAGACACAACCCGATTACACAGCATGCACAGCGGCGGCCGGAAAGGTTCGAGGCGCGCCACAAAATAGTTCTCGCCCGCGCAGGTCAGCAGGTCGCCCGATTGCACGTCCGTGGTATCGAACAGGCCGAACACCGCAGGTCTGTCCCACAGAGCCGGTCCGTCAAACCCGAATTTCCTGTCATTGTTGAACGCAGCCAGAAATGTTGCATGGACAGTCTCCATCGGCGCGGTCAGCGATGTCGGACGATATTGCGTGGTGGTGGCCCCCAGCCGCAGAGCGGCCTTGGCATAGCCTTTTGCAACCTTCTGCTGGACAAGGGCCTGATACATTAGTGACGCCGCCCTTTGGTGGACGTACGGTTCATCAGCGAGACCATCTGCCGATCAATAGCCTTGGCCTGCTGGGTCTTTTTGAACGCCGCCGTGGTCATGCCGACCAGCGCCGCGTTCTGGCCATCCTCTTTCCGGTCGGTGTTCGACTTGAGGTACTGCGCCATGGTCATGCGCTTGGGGGAGCGTGCCATTTATTTCTTCCGCCTGATGATGCTATTGGCCTTGGCGTTGATTTTCGCCTGCGAGGATTTGGACAGGTTGCCCGCCTTCACCTGCTGGGACGCGCGGGCTTTCGCGTTAATCGCATGGGCGCGATCAGGCATTGGGAACCGCCGCGAACCGGGCAGACCGAATGCGGATTTCGGCAGAGCGTTACGCCTGCGGCTGGTCAGCGTTGCCATTGGCACCCTCCTGTTTCTTCGCCTTGTTCTGCGGCCAGTTTGCGGGATGATCCGGGTCTTTGCTGGGCACGATGCCCGCTGAAGTCAGGGCGACGGCAAGCGGCCCGGACATGGGGGCAGGAACCGGCGGCCCTTCAAGATACGCGGGCTGACCATCAGGTATCGGACCGGTCCGGCGCTCGCGCGGGGTGACGTTTCCCATGCGATCAACCATATACCCGATCTGCGCATCGGTGCCCGTAACCTCGACCACGCGCCCGGCATCCGGCCCGAATGGCTGGGGCTGACGCGCAAGGGCACATTTGATAGCGACGATTACGCCAACCCTCACCTGCGCCCATAGTCGCGTGGGGCGTGGGCGGTTACTGTCAACAGCGAACATGCTGCCTCCTATATTGTAATGCGATTGGCGGGGCGCAGTCCGGGTCCGGGCGGCACTCCCAGAAACGCGCACAACTGCCGACGCCATCTGTTGTAAAGGCCAAACCTGTCCTGAACCTCGGATCGGTTGTGATGCCACACGGCGGCCTGATCCGTGTCCAGATTGTCTGACGCGCCCATAATGGCGGTTTCCAATGTCTGGCACTGGGTCAGGAAGGTGCGGGCCTGCACGCATTCGTCAGGCGCAAGATTGCGCATGCGCCATTCGTTGAAGCCATAGACCTGAAAGAACCGCCACGACTGCTGGCCACTGTTGATGCCGCCCATGGCGGGATAGCCCATATATCGACGGCATTGTACCAGTTCGTCGTCGGTCAGGGGCGTGTCAACTACGGTTGTTCCAGACATTCGACCGGCTCCATCTCCGCTCCGCGTTCGCGTAAGTGGGCGATTTCCGCGGGGTTGGTAATGATCTCACCAGCAGCCCAGTGATACCGACCTCGGTTGAAACGAGTCTCGATATATCCGTGGTCCCGCGCGAGGCGGACGGGGTCGGCGATTTCGCCAGCCCCCTCCCCCTGCACCTTGCGAGGCCGCGCCATTACGCGCTGGCGCCAAGACTTTCGATCACCACGCCGCGCTTCAGGTAACTGTTGGTCGCGGTCGGGATGATCGTGGTATCAGCCGTCAGGTCGGTGGGCAGCGCAAATCCGCCAATCCACGACCACGACTGCGCGATGATCTGCGCCAGACGATCCAGCGCCGGGCGGGTGATCATGCACACATCGTCCACATGCGTCAGTTCGCCGCCATCCAGCATGCTGGCGTAGTGGTTCCCCATATTCGCATAGTCGCCCTCGATCAGCGCTCCCTGACCGCAGATGATGGCGCGGTGGATGGCCCCTGCCCCCAGAGACGCCTGCTGCGGCGCTTCTGTCGTGGGGATGAAGCGAATACCCAGCAGGTCGAAGATCTGGCCGGTCTGGTAGGTATCGGACCCATACTGACCACGATACAGCAGCTTGAAGTCGTCATCGCGGAACAGGCCCAGAAGCTGCGCATTGTCGAGGTAGCAGTGATAGACGCCACCTTCCAGCGTAGGCACGTTGTTGTCACGCAGCGCGGAAAGGGCGGCCAGCATCGCCTGAATGGTCAGAAGGTCGCCGGTGGATACGTTGCCGTTGGAATCCTTCTGCCCGCCGGCCAGCAGGCCGAGGGTTGTTGAACGCCCGTTGGGGCGCAGAACCAGAGGGGCCGTGGCGGCAACCACAGGCTGCCCGGCGGTGCCGTCTGCCACGGTCACGTTGCCGGAGAACGTCAGCGTGCCGGAAATCCCGTTGGGGGCGGTTGTGGTGTTGGTCGCATCCGCCGCGACACCTACCAGCGTGTAAGCGTCGCCACCGACGGTAACCGTCATTCCGTTGCTGCTGCTGACCGCGACCACCTGCCCCTCATCGGACAGGATATTCTGGAAGCCGCGGATATCATCCACCGCGACCGTGGTGCCCGCAGCGGTCAGTGTGGTGGTGACGCGCGTATTGCCACCGAGGTAGCCACCGACACCGCTCTGGACGCCGCCGAACAGCGCATTGCGGGCCAGCCGGTCCAGCGTCTGGCGGGCATTGATGCCGAGAACCTGCGCGTTCTCCACGAACTGGTTGGCAATACCCACGCCTTCAGTCACCTGGTTGAGGTCCATGGTGTTGCCATACTGATCGATCGACAGCGTGTACTGCTCGACCGACCAGTTCGTGGGCGACATGCCATTATCGAAATTGGTGTTGCTGTTGGGGTTCAGCGGGGTTGTCGCGGGAGCCAGCAGGCCGCGCCGGGTATCGGTAATGGTCTGGCCGATGCGGGCGGGGAAATCCATCCGGTCTGCAACGGAACGAAACCCGAGACGCGATTCAAGGGAATCCTGAAAGGCGCGCGCAAGGTAGCCCTGCTGAATGACGGGCTGAAGAACTGCGGGGAAATTGGCGATGGCCATGTTTATATCCTTGATGTCAGAAATTCGCCCCGGCATCAGCAGGAAGCGGCGCGCGCATCAGCGGCGGTATGGTTTGAGGTTAGCGGGGCGGCCAGCGCAGGCCGATGGCCGCGGCATTTGCCGCCACGTCTTTTGCGTCCGCCGTGCGGGCATTGAACGGTGCCGGATCGCCAGCCTTGGGCGCGGGCGTCGTCTTGGTCGTGCCCGTCTCGGCTCCCGGCTTGGTCGGCTCGGAGAACAGATAACCACGGCTTTCCTTGGCGGCTTCCATTACCGCGTCGAGGCCGTCAATCTTCCCGTCCTCGCCCATCTTGACGGTGCCGAGGTCGATCAGCTTGACCACATCATCGGGGTTGACTGCGCCCAGACGGACGGCGGCGGCCTTGGCCTCGGCGCGGATGACGGCGGCGTTCGCCTTTTCCGTCGCGCCCTTGGTCGCGGCTTCGGCATCAGCCTTGGCCTGCTCAACGGCAGCGTTCGCGTCGGCCAGAGCCTTTTCGCCGTCCGACTTCTGCTTGTCGAACTGTGCCTTAAGGCCGTCACGGGACTTGATTGCATCGTCTCGCTCGGTGCGGATTGCATCCCGTTCAGCGCGCGCGGCGTTCAGTTCGGCGCGCACAGTCTTGATATCCGCACGCGCCTTTTCGAGTTCGCGCACCGTGTTGGGATCGATTGCAGGCGGAGTGTTTTCGGTCATCTGACTCTCTGTTGCATGAATGATCCGGCATCAGCCGGGGAAACGTCAGGCCGTGGCCTGTCGTGTTTCTGTGCGCCCTGACGCGCCTGCCTTCCGGTCAATCTTGGCGGCGTTCGCGGCATCCTGCCGCTTTGCGACCAGAACAGGGTCGGACAATTCATCCAAAACCTTGTTCCACTCATCCTGCGGACTGGCTGTGCCCACCTTGGCGGCATAGATGTTGCAGGCGGTCTCATTGGACATGAATCCGCCAGCTACAGCCGTCGCCAGCCCCTGTGCCAACTGGAGAAGTTCAGGGTCCGTGCTAGGAAAGTAGGGCGGCCATTGGAGCGCCAGACCAGCATCAGGCAGATTGACGTGATCCTTGCCACCAATCTGGATGCCGCCAGCCACTACGCTGGAAAACCGGCAGATCATGCGATACAGGGCCAACAGCCCGTATTCGCCATATGACAGACGCAACCGGTCGGCCAGCCACACGAGGCTCTGACACATCATCTCCATCGCGCGGCCAGACTGCGCGGCGCTGATCTTATCCGCACTGGCCCGGTTGCCGTGGATCTGTTCCATTACAATGGCGCGCAACTCTTTGTATTGCGCAAGCATCGCGCCCGATGCGTCCCCGTTGATTTCCAACATCTTGGCGTCGCCATCCATGGGCACGATGAGAGCCGATGCCGAACCGCCGGTTGTGCCGTTATCGCCGTCTGCGCCTGCCGGATCGGCTTTCCCTGCCTTAATCACCAACTTGGGGTCAGAGCTGTATTTCAGGCCACGCCCGGACTGGGACAGCAGATAATCGCACTCAATAACCGTATCAATCGCGCGCTCGAAGGTGCACGGTCCGTCCACAATGCCCGGCTGCGCCAGATTGGCCATCCAGATCCATGGGACAAAGCCGAGGCCATGTTGGGTGGTGCGTGAGGCATCTATCTGATCCGGCACGCCTTCCGATACAAGGCGCGGCATGTAAACCCGGCATTCCGTGCGGTCCCACTCACGCCGCCACCAGAACATGGCTGGCCCGTCATCTTCGGAAATTGGCCAGCCATTCGCAGCCAGATCGGACCCTTTGACCTTATAGCACTCAGTCACACTGGTCAGGTTGTTCGCAGCATCCCATGTAGGTGTGAGAAAACGGGTATCGTGCTTTGAGACGCAGGGCACACGATCCACGGTTTCAACCAGAAGGGCGCATGAACCAACAGACCCGGCGATAACCGCTTCAATCATGACTGCGGGCAACGCGCATTCCCGGTCAAGATCAGCCATAACGCTCGCAACGTCCGGGCTGTCTGCGGTCAAGGTCGGCCAGTGGCATTCCCCAAACACCAGCGATGCGCTTTCATCCACTACCGTCGCGCACATATTGGTGCGAACAGATGGCCTGCGCTGGCTAAGCGGAATGTATTCCCCTGCCCCATTATATTCACTGCTGAACGGGTTCGGGATCGCGTCATATTGCGTGCAGTCCCGCACTTTCATCAGCGCGGTCAGGCGATTTGCGCGCGCGGGCAAATGCTGGTCCTGCGGGTAGGTTTTCTTTAGCTGCAACCAGTCCATACGACCCCGTGGCCGCTACCGGCCCAGATTGAAACGTGTTGGCACAAATCGCGCCGGTGCGGCCGGTGGCGGCCCCAGCATGAGGTCAGTCAGTGCCCAGACCAGCGCATCGGCCCGGTCGGGTGAACGTGCTCCCTCGAACCCCGACATGGAGAACTGACAAAGCTGATCCTCCAGATCGGGAAATCTGCCATGATGCACGACCTTCCCCTGCTCATAGAGCGCCGCCACCGGCTCGGCTCGAGCGAACTTTCCGCGCGAGGCTGTGACCAGCGTAACCGGGGCTGTAGCGCGCGCTGCCCTGATCGTGCTTTCAACCATCGCGCCGCCAAAGTTCTTTTCCGCCACGATGCGGTCACCCCGCCACAGGTCCAGCGCATCCAGTGCGATTTTGGCCCATCCTGCAGGTCCGGTGCGACACGATAGGTCAGCCAGCACATGGCCGTTGCCGTCCACGTCAACACCGCACACCGAAATGCCTATCTCATCCGAGCGATAATCTTCCGGACCTGAGCAGCCCGAGGGATCGACAGCCACAACGACGCGCCGCATACGCGACATCACACCGACACGGCTGGCATCGGTTATCGCGGCCTCCCGCCGGATGCGGTCCAGCGTCCACAACGCCCCCTCAATCGCAGTCTGGTAATTACCGAATAGGAACCGCTGACGCTCCTTCTCCGGCAGGCTTTCCAACTGCTTAAGGTATTCAGGTGACAGGTTGGCCCGGTTGCTGTCCGGGTTAATCTGCATCGTCGCGTAATCAGCCGGATCGGGCAACGGTTCGCCGGACTTCGGCTCAACGTGCCTCTCAAATAGGCTGTAGAGCCAGTGCGAGGTCGTGGGCGGGTTGGCGTCGATATACTCCTTGACGTTCAGCGCCGATTTCTGCGCCAGACGGGTGAGCAGCATGTTGCGCGCGCCGTATCCGATCTGGCTGGCCTCGTTAAGGTAGACCGTGGCGAACTCAAGGCCAAGGATCTTCTCGGTGCGGTCGGAACTGTCGAGGCCGTGGAACAGGATTTCAGACCCGTTCGGCAAAGTGACGAACCAGTCCGTTCGGTTCAGGCTATAGGGCACATCCGGGAAGCACAGGCGCATTACCTTGGGAAACGTGTCCCCGATGATGGAATGCTTCAGCGCATTGAAGCGATGCCGAAAAATGCCATGCCGCGTGCCTGGCGCTTTTGCGGCGCGGATGACCAGAGCGCGGATCAGAAGAAAGGTTTTCCCCGACCGCGAGCCGCCCCGAAGCAGGATGTGCGTGGCCGGACTGCCGAGCAGGCGGTTTGCCTCCTGCTGGGCCGGGTTCAGCTTGGCGACCATTACAGAGCGTCATCGTCTTTCGTGATGTTCATGGTGATGTTGCCGCTCTGCTGCACGTCATAGCGTTCGCGGAATCTCTCGGGCCTATGTGCCTTTAGTAGCAACGTCATCAGCCCATCCGATCGCTTTCGGGTGGTCAGGTATTCCCCCGTTTTGGGGTCACGGACCAACTGTCCCATCGAGACCACGTATTCCTCGTCGCCCTCAATGGCGCGACGGCGCGCTTCAGCTTCCAGCGTGTCGGTTGCTTCATCTATCGCGTCATCCCATGCGGCGGCGAATGCGGGATCTTCCTCGCGCCAGCGGTAAACGGTCGACCGGTCAACAAGCGCCAATCGCGCGGACTTGGTGATGTTGGACGTTTCGCGCAGGTGCGACAGAAAGATTTCGCGCGCATCGCGCGTTGGGCTTGTCTTTTTCGTCGTGGCGGCCCGCACCTTAGCCGGACCCTTTCGCCCAGCCATACAATCCTCCAGGCAATGATGTTTGATGCACTCCCCGCCTTATCCCCCGTTACTTGCGGGCTGACAGGATTTACCCATACCGATCGGCAATAAAACTAACGGGCACCAATCGGTTAGGGAGGTGGGGATATCGGCTCCGTGCCAGAACCGTAAGGTTGTCAGCCGCCCGAAACTGGACATGGAACAGGGAAGCCCGCATACGAAAAACCACCCTCTAGGGGGTGGCAAAGCGTGTGCCGTTTCGGCGCATTTATTCCATGATGGGAGAAGTAATGCACATTGGCGGAAAAAGTACAAGAACTATTTTTTTCGCCACAGGTCATGAAGCGCCTCAAGCCCGCTACGTAGATTTTTTGTGCACTTCCCTGGCAGGGTTTCATCTTCTCCGCATACAGCAACGATGTCTCGACGCTGCGCCGCAGTCAGGGCGCTGAGAGCCGCTGAAACCAGTTCACGCGCGTACGTGGTGTTTTCTTGGCCGGACAGATCTGCGCCACGTTCGATTTCCTGCGTGTCGTAAGTCTGGGTCACGCGCGCCCGGCGGGCAGACCGCAGCCACGCACGCCGGAATCGCAATCCAGCACCATACTGCTGCGAGGTCATGGCACTGTTTGGCCGGTAGTACAGCCGATCCAGCGCGCATTCCTCTGCCACGCGACGAACGATATGATTTTTCGCGCCATGCTCAACAAGGGCAATGGCATCCTGCACGATTTTTCGCGCCACAGATGCCGGACCGTCCGCACCAGGATCCGGCGCGGTGCCTGCCGCGATTTCCCGGCACAAGCGATTGTAACGCCGGTCGGATTTCAGGATATGAGCTACACGCTCAGCTTCAATGGTCGCGGCCACTGGCATCTCCAATTTACTTTGTTTCGAGTTCTGCGATGCGCCGCGCCGTTGGTTCAATATTCTTAGCCAAAAGACGGGCCGTATGCACAAGATTTTCCGCGCTTTTATCAGAACCGATTAGCATCTCATTGAAATACAACTCCCCATTACGCCTGATAAAATACATCACCTTTTCTTCACCTTCGTATGGGACCTTCACGTATCCTTTTGAATCTACGGTTCCACTCACTTCTTCAACCTCCTCATAGCCGCCCGAGCGTTCTTCACTGCCTGCGGTCACCCGGCGTTCCTGCCGAGAAATAGATTGCGCCGTTACTGTGGGTCCATTTCAGGTGTCCGCCGCGTGTGACGGAAACGGACCAGCCACGCTCCTGCATTTCCTGCTGGAGGTGGCGTTGGCGTCTGGGGATCA